TCTTCACGGTAAATTACATCCCCATTGACTCCGAGCTTGCTCATGTTGGATGCATGAACACGGCGAACTGCTTCGTCCAAATCCCAGCCAAACGTGGCTGCAAATCCGTATGTGACGTAAATCAAATCCGCTAATTCTTTGAGCATTTCGGGGGCTTCTGTGGCCTCTAAAACTTCAGCGTATTCCTCTTTGATAAGGACGGTACGCAGAAGGTCTTTCAGGGTTCCCTTGGCCCACTGATGGCCCATGGATTGCTGGTAGGTCCGGGCGAAATGCTGCACCATATCCATAGGTGATTTGCCTAGATATGTATCCGGGTCACGAAGGGATGCGTTACCTTCATCGAAGTACTCGTAGCCGGGTGTCATTCCGCATCCCCCTCAAGCTGAGAAATCATGCGGTCTAAATACCAACGGGCTTTCCGAAGATCTTCCAAGCCGTTTTTGTAAGGCCAACGCCACAAGTATTTAAAGGCATTCTGCCAGCAGTAAGCTACATGCGGCTCACAGTCTGAGCCTTCGACCATGGCTTCCATTGCATCGATGCACTCGATTTCTGCAGAGTTGTAATGCAGAGGCCGGTTAACCATGTCGGTGATTTGGTTGAGATCCATCATGGTGTCCTCAATTCTTTTTGTTGAATGGGATGACTTTGGCTTCGGCAATGGCTTGCTCAAGTTCATCGGCAGGCTCAAATTCGATTTCCATTTCAGATTGGTCGAGGATCATGTTGCCCAGATCCACAAAGAAGAAGGGGTTGCTGCGGATCATGTATCCAATACCCTCAATGAGAGCTTCGTAGTGATCTGCCTCTTCTTCGGACACGTTGCCTTCTAGATTGCTAAAGGCGCTAAGATTGAAGCCGGTGTGATCCACGGGTGTTACAAACAAGCCGCAGGCGATGGGGTCTTTATCTTTCATTTGTTTTTTCCAATCAGTTTGAAAAAGTGTTCTGCATCCATCAGGGCTAGTGGCTTCTGCCGGTCTGCTTTGATGATTGCGATTGGTTCCGCTTTGGGTGGGCAGTTGGCTTCAGCTTGCTCCATGAATTTGTATGCGCTGATCTTGTTCAGAGCCTTGCATTCAACAGAGTAGGGAAAGAGCTTCCTAGCAGCGGGGGACAGTTGAACGTCTTCCCCGCCTTGGCCCATCCCGGTGGAACGGACATCATCTGGTTCCAGTTTCGGAAACAGTGCTAGAATTTTATCTCTGACCCATTGCTGGTGACGCCGCCCCTTAGCCTTTGCAGACTGAGGTTTTATCGCCATGCTTAGTCCTCAATAAACCAATGTGAGGGCGGTTCTTTCGCCTTGGACATGGGGTGGGGTTTTAACTTCGCCTCTGGATAACAGGCCTTCGTGAAGTCACAGAATGAGCAAGCCATAGGCAGACGTTTGAGACCTGTAGGTTTCCGATTAAATTTATCGGGGACGGGATCAAACTGCCGCTCTAGAGGCGCTCCGCTAGTAATCTTTTCAACAGTGTTTTTCATAGCAAACATGTTGTAAGATTTCTCAGATGCAGAAACATTTGCATCTACGGCAAGCATTGCACCGGTAGACTTGTTCACAACAATCCAGCCACCCAATTCTTTATCTTGGGCTTGGGCATAACCGGTTAGCTGTCCGATGTAGCCGAATGGATCGTCTTCTTTAAGAGCCTCATATCCGTTTGACCATTTCTTATCGAAGGCGAAGGGACTGCAGGATTTAACGTCATAGATCTTGTGATCTATTTCTATATCGTCTTCACCTTTAATGGTGACTGATCCAAAGTCCATTTCAACAAGATTCTTGCCGCCTGTGATGTTAACGTCTGCGACCTTTAAAATCAGATTAGTGATGCACTCAACGGCGTCACCGATCATCATCTGGACCTTGAAGTTCTTAGATTTACGTTTCTGTTCAGAACCCATTGCGCCATGTTGTAGCTGGCACAGAGGCTTCCCGATGTTTGACATCCGCAGACGAAAATCTCTGTCATGCGGAGTAAGTTGCTTGCGAAGAGCCGCCTTAAACTCTTCGCCAGCCTCTTCTATCCAACTGTCATCAATGGTGAGGCCATCAAATTCATCGTTGGATAGTTTGTCATTGGTTGCATCCAGTTTGGATTGGAGCATCAGGCTACATCTACAAAATCGTTGTCGAGACTGTCTGCGATGTTAAGTGCCTTCATTGCCTTGTTATCAAGCGAACCTTCTTTGATTGCCGTGAAGTATTTAGCATCAATCTCTTGGTTCTCTTTTTTGATAGCCTGCGCAAAGACAGACATCGTGTCGAAAACCTCTTGCGTCATATCCAGCTTCTTAGACACATCAACCTTGTAGGTGGGAGTGTACCAAACCACAGAACCGTTCTCGTTATAATCGGCACCCATTTCAGTTTCGTATTCATAGATATTGGAACCCTTGGGCAAGTTCTTCATATACCCATTCCAGAAGCCGCCAAAGGTGCTGTTCTTGTGGAACATGATGCAAGGCTGGTTCTCAATGGAAACCTTTTCATCATCGGCTGTCACGCCATCATAGCTTACAAGGCCACGGGTGACACGATGCTTCATGGCCTTGTAGACCTTTGCATCTGTATATTCCATTTCCTGTAGCGTGTCCCACGAAGGGTAGCCGCAGGCGATACCCCCCTGAATGTCACGGGCTTCATCACGGGGACTTGGGATGGCGATAGACTTGTTTACCAGTGTGCGCTTGCCATCAATTTCATCCCAATGAAAATACTGAAGGTGTGTAGCTAACGGGCGAAACGTAACAGTCTCGCTGTATACCTTTTGATCCATATTTGTCAGGAAGTAAGACCCTTCTGGGATAGCCTTCTTTGTATCCTTATCCCGTGAGCGTGAATTAATTTTCAATTCTGGGACACGGACAATCGCACCACCGGTGCCGCCTGTTACTTGGGTGCCTAGCAGTTCGTTCATTGCCTGCAGGTCTATTTGATTTACATTTGTAAGATCATTCATCTCGATTCGATCCTCTGTTAGATGGACTTATAGTATGGCATTACTAAGTGGCAGTAGTCAATCATATTCGACTTGATCCAGCCAATTTTTACCACGGGATGTTTCTATTTTGAGGGGCAGAATAAAGTCATAATCCCAAAGCTCTTTTGCCTCTTCTGTGACCTTTTCCATGGCCCACTGCAGAACCTCTTTGACCTGTTCTTCTTCATCGGGGTGGGTATCCACAACAATGGAATCATGCACCGTCAGAACAAGCTTAGATCGCAGGTTAAGTTCCTTGAACTTGCGGAAGGCACGGATGCAGCTAAGTGGCACAATGTCGGCTGTCGCTGCAGACTGCACAGGATAGTTCACCTGTTGGGTGTAGTTCTTTGTACGTCCGTTCTTACGGCGTTCTTCATTCGGCCAGAAGAACTGACGCCCAGAGAAGATCTGTATGTGGCCGTTCTTGAGTACACCATCTGTGAGCTTCTTATGATACGTCCCAAGTCCTTTGTAGATCTGGAAAAAACGGCTGTAATAGTTTTTTATATGCCCCTCGTATTGCCCCCCTGTGGCCCCATAAATAGGGGCGAACGAATGGGCCTTGGCATTTTGCCTAGCGTCTTTGCCCACTTCATCAATCGTACACTCATTAATAATAGATGCAGTCTGCTTGTGTAGGTCTTTACCTTCCAAAACATCCTTAATGATCTGCGGATCGCCAGAAAGCTCCCCAGCCATAACAAATTCTAAACCACTGAAATCCGATTCGACGATTAGACCGTTTTCAAACCTACTCACCATAGCCTCACGCACTGGAAAGCCACGCTTGGGCATGTTCTGTAGATTAGGTGCAGTGGATGACAATCTACCTGTGGCAGTGATGCACTGATTAAACTGCGCATGCAGAATGCCATCTGCCCGTGTCCATGTTTCGATACCTGCAATGAAGCTGTCCAAATAGGTACTGACAGCACTAGCCTCTGACATCAGTTCCAGAAACTCCACTGCTAGGTCGTTGCGCTTTCTCCGGGCCTGTTCGATCAGAAGCTTGATTGTGTGCTTATCTGTCTTGAATCCATTAAAGGATGCATCACTAGGTCCAGATGGGTTGAGCTTGAGACCTGCTACTTTGCCATTAGGCACATAGAAGGCACCCACACCCTTACACTCAGGACACTTGGACAGGTTCTTGTACGGTTCACCCTGAACCTTATACTTCTTGCCCAGCTTCTGTCGGGTCACAGACTTATACTTCTGGATCAGACCTCTGCCATCACAACGGTCACAACATACTACATCAGTTTTGTGCAGCACCTTAGTGTTAGACCGATACGCATCGTTAAACTCTTTGCGGTTCATGCGTGGCGGGTACAAAGGCTTGCCGTCAGCATTCGTCCCGATGTTGAACATCTTAATGTGCAGGTCTTTGTTGATAAGCTGCCGTGAGTAGATGATCTCAGAACGATCTGTACCGCTTGCGAGGTTATACGGCTTATCGCCCATGACCTCTTCTGTTATTTCATCCAGCCTGTTATTACAAAAGTTATAACGCTCTCTGAAGTGGGCTTCGATCTTGTTGAGTGCAGCCTTATCAATCTTGACGCCATTGCGCTCAATCTCAACTAAGAACATCAGCATCTGGTTCATCATAGTGACCACACTCTGCATGCTTTGATTCGCAGGCTTTGCGTAATCCTCTTGCTGTGCAAGGAAGATGCTCTCACATGCTTTTACATCAGCCTCGGCGTACTCGATAACAGTATCGAGCGGCATAGCTTCAAAGCCCACGCCAGACTTAAAAAGATCATCAACTAAATCGGACTTCTTCTGTACTATTTCGTTCATGCCGCACGCCTTTCCGAAGTAGCTTTAAGCGACAATTGCACACGCTGTCCTTTAGACAGAACGTATTCACCAATCATCGTACAGTAGACTTCTGGTGGGATCTCAAAGCCCATTTCCATCAGCCACATCACATCAAACTTAGCGTTGTGTGCTACGATCACATCAGCCTGCTTTAGAGCCTCACGCAGAGGCGCTGGGCTATCAGGGTTGGGTTTATCATTGTGGTGGAATACCAGTGTTTGGACAGGCTCACCCAGCCAGCAATAGTGCGCAGAGACACATCGATTGTCTGGGTTGAAAGGTGCGTTGTCTATTTTGCCATCAAATCTTTGTACCGTTGTTTCAAGGTCTAAAACCAATATGTTCTTCATTTCATCCGCCCGTAGAATTTTGTTGTTATTGTTGGGTCGTGCCGGTCAAACAGATGCCAACTACAGTTGTCCTTGCCCGTGGTGTTATCGAACCACTTGACCCTTCCCACGCTTACAATCCTGCGAAGGCGGGGTATGAACTGCATTGCCTGTTTTGTGTGAACCCAATCGCTATCAAACAGGAGCCAGGTAGGCCGCAGGTTTGAGAAGGTTTCGATCATCGGATGCAGGATCTTTCGATCCCAAGGTGGGTTCGTAATTATAACATCCGTGCGTCCCAAATGCGGTTCACTTAGATCCAGAGCATCCAGCATTTCTATTTCAATGCTCATTGGATATACGTCGAAGGCTGCAGAGCATGTTAGACCTGCATCGATCAGTGTTTTGATTAAAGCACCATCACCTGCACAAGGCTCACAGAAAGATTGAACGTCCTGCAGATGTGGTACTAACGGTTTTACTGCCGCCGCCGGGGTCTTGTAGAAGTCCCGTGGCAGTCGCTTAAAGTCAGATCTCTTACCCATTACAACTTCCAGAGCTTGTTATGGTTGAGGATCATTTCCTGCAGGAGATCTATCTGACGATTAATAAGCTTCTGCCTAGTTTCGTTGTTAGCATCCCTGCGCTTCTGACTGTCTTTCAGTAGCTCTTCGTAAAACTCTTTCAGATCATCTTCACTCAGCATAACGGCTCACTTCTGGTTCGATTTTGCAGTAGATGGCACCGTGGAAGCCTGAGAGCTTGTTCTTGGATATGTACAAACAACGCTCCGTGTTCTGTTCATCGTCGCCGCCGCCAGCGGCCTTGCCGATGCCGATGATCACATCAGCTTCCGCAGCCTTGCCCGTCTTGGAGCCTTCCAACATTGAGAAATCGATGCGGGTCTTTCCTTCTGCATCAGCAGATGCCTGCGATACTGCAATCACTGCACAGTCATGCCGTTTGGCTACCTCACGCAAACTGCGGTACAACTCACGAATACGCTCATGTGAAGAGTTATAGTTGCCAGCGATGTGAACTTTATCAGCTTGATCTAAAATCAAAATATCGCATTTAACACGCTCACAATAGGCGTTGATCTTATCAAGATCCCAATCCTGAGTGTCCTTGAAGATAAGTTTATCACGGATGGACATGTAAACAGAATTGGCTAAGTCGGGGTTCTCTGCGATTTGCTCACGGGTCATGTTTGAACAAGCCTGAACAGCACGAAGCTTGGTACGCATGCTCTTTTCTTCATTGCCCAGATACAGAACCTTGGCCCCTTGGCTACAAAACCCGCCGGGTGCAGCGCAGATGGACACCATGAAGGCTGACTTACCAGTTTCTGGTCGAGCCGCCACAATAGCAAAGTCACCGCCACCAAGGCCGTAGAGATGACGGGACAGGGTGGATATGTTGAAGGCGAACTTATTATCGTCAGATACTTCAGCCAGAAGCTCATAAATGTCATCAGTGATGTCTTCACCAAAATCGTCAGGCATGTAGCTATCTGAGATGCGCTCTAGGAGCGTCTGTAAGCGGCGTAGGGCGCTTGGGTCACCCTCGGACATGTTGATGCCTAGATTGGCTACCTCACGCCCTACGTCCTTACGCCAAAGGTTGTTGATTACATCAGAAGCTATGTCAGAGCTTATAGCTTCTGCATGCTTGATCTGGTCCACAACATCACGAACTTCGTGGATCTCAGCGGCGGTAGCCACAGGGTTTTGGGACAGCCATAAGCTGTACACTTCATCTGGGCTAATATCGTGTTCGTATTTACCGTGCGCCTCTTTAATCAAATCATAAATATCTGCGAAATCATCGCTGAATAAACTTCGTCGTAAATTGGCCTGATTCTCTAAGTAAGTGGCGTTATTCAATAGTGTTTTTATTAGTTGTTGCTCCATAGGTCTGCGTCCTCAGTGGTTTTAATTATGCCACCTTGAATAACACCTAACAGAAATAAAAAAACCCCCAATCTTTCGACTGAGGGCTTTTTCTTAATTTGTTATATGTTGTCAGTTAGTTCTGACGGAACTTCATCTTGCTGATGTCCGGGCTTTGGTCGCCACGGCGTTCCTTCATATCTACCTGATGGAACACAACACGCTTGTTGCCTTTAACAATCGAAGCAATTGCTTCTTCTAAACGTGCTTGTTCTTCTGCAGCTTCTTTGAAGCCACCTTCGATTTGGTAGTCAAGTATTACGATTCCACGAGCTTTCACTGTCATATTCCCTTTAGTTTAACGTCTGTATTATGAACTTAGACGGATATATTGTTTACGCAGCAATCGCACTGCGCCCCTTAAACATTTACGAGGTATTGTCTACACCCGTAAACTAATTTTAAATATTTTAATGCGTTCGTCCGTAACGGAAGTGCGTAGATCTAGCTTTTAAAGTAAGAAGTAGATTTACTGTACTATTTAGTAAATTACGTATTCTATTTGCTTCGGTGTCAAACATTTTAGATCTATCTCCGTTAATCTTAGGTTTGTAACCTTGTTATGCTTTCTAATTAGATACACTGCTTTACTACTGGCATCGCTGTCAAGAACTAATGTTGTTTTTTTGTACTTAACTAATTGTGTCTTTATTCCATTAGTTATGTTTGTACCTAGAAGGGCGAATCCAACAACACCAGATACTCTACTAACAGCGCAGGCTGACGCTACATCTTCCACTAAAACAGCATGTTCGCCTGAGCCAACAGATATGCCCTGTGAGGTTTCACCGTACTTCCACCACTTCGGAAGGCGAGAGTCTAATGCTCTTCCGACTGCACCTGTACCATCATTTGTATAAAACAGAACCCGGTTTTCTGTTGGTAGGTATCTAACCTTTATCAAACCTGATTCGTATGCATCCCACGAATTAACCGATTTTAGGTACTCAATTGAGGGCGTGTGTTTGCGCACAGATGTGGTCATAGAAGGTAGCTGGTTAATCTTCTTAACTGACCGCTGGGTAGGTGTGCCGCTGACATAGTTCTTGAGTGCGGTTATATCACGCCTACCTCTTAGGCTGCCCTTAGCATTGCAAGA